CAGGTGCTCGGATCATACCAGCAGCTGACTCGTGACCCTTATACGCTTTTGATCAGCGGCAAGCTGTACGTATGCAAAGATTACAGCTACGCTCTGAGCTCATCTGGTAAGACCGACACCGGAAAAACTTGGCCGTCAGATAGCGCTTGGCAGTATCCTAAGCATCTCGAATACTTAGGCGATGGCTTCGGTAGCTTCCCTAAGCATGAAAACACCGGAAGCACATCGACCGGACTCTGTGATGGCGTTTATGGTAACGCAAGCGGTACTCGTGTAGCCCGTCGTCTCGGCAATTGCGACAACGGGCTCGCGGGTGGCCCTGCCTGCGTGCATCTGAGCGACGAGGCCAGCCTTGCGTCCTGGGCCTGCGGGCTCGGGTGCGTGCTTCTTCCTTCTGCAGGTTACGCGCCAGCGTAACCTCAGGGGGTGCCGGGGGCTTTCCCCCGGCCATGGGGTACGGATAAGTCACAAATAAAAACTATATAGGGGACTCGGACGGCCACCTCGGCCCTTTTAGCCCATCGTCTCGGCAATTGCAACAACGAGCTCACGGATGGCCCTGCCTACGTGAATCTGAACAACGAGGCCAGCAATGCGAACTGGAACTGCGGGCTCGGGTGCGTGCATCTATTCACATCGTTAACAGTGCCGTCCGTGTTCATTTACACCTCAGGCCGTTGAAATACGGCTTAGTCGCCATTATTGGAGGGACGAGTGGAAATATAAGCCGATGCAGACCGTCTTTATCCGGTGGTCGTACCGGAGAGGATGGAGGCGAATAGAAGCGATGTGTGAGAATCTGCACACATATAAGTATCTACATCGTAGATGCTGCGACCGCGAGGTCATTGTTAAGGCCTGGATGAAACTGCGGAAGGGTAAGACCCAGCGCAAGGAAGTCATCAAGATAGAGGCCGATTTTGAGTATTATGTGGACAAGATGCAGCGGATGATAACGGAGACCCGCCCAGGCGGGGATCCAGAGCTGCAGTTCTGGCCGGAAAAGCACAAACCTCGGACCGTGTTCGAGCATGGCAAGGAGCGGGAGATCTTCTGCCCGACGATCTGGGAGCAGTGGGTTCACCATATTGTGATCCAGGTGCTTAGCCCGATAGTCATGCGATACGCGTATCGATACAGCTGCGGATCAATGCCAGGACGAGGCGGAGTATACGGGAAGCGATACCTCGAGAGGCTCGCATCCCGAGGCTTTAGATACTTCGCGAAGCTCGACATCCGTCACTTTTTCAAAAGTGTCCGCCAGGACGTAGTGATCAGGATGCTCGAAGAGCTTATCTGTGATGAGTGGTTTATCTATCTCATCCGGAGGATCTTCTGGCAGTTCCCTAAGAGCTTGCCGCTTGGCTTCTACCCGAGTCAATGGCTGGCCAACTTCGTGCTGTGGCACTTGGATAGGCGTGTTGTGGCCAGTCTTCCGGAAGGCAGCGGATACATCCGCTATGTGGACGACCTGGTTATCACCGGCAATAATAAACGCCTGCTGCATCGAGTGGTAGAGATCATTAAGCAGGAGCTCGGCAAGATCAGGCTACGCTTAAAGGATAACTACCAGATAGCCCGGTTTATATACCGGAGAAAAGACGGCACGCTCATCGGGCGAGCCATCGACTATATGGGCTTTGTCTTCCTTCGCCGGAAGACGATCCTCAGAAAAAAGATCATGATCCGGGCGACGCGCTTCGCCGGAAAACTGAGCCGCACCAAAAAGATAGCCCGAAGGCAGGCGCTCTCTATGATGTCACGGCTCGGCTGGTTCAAACATACGGACACCAGGATCGTCTGGGATACGTATATAGAGCCTCGCGTCAATGTTAACCAACTAAAGGCAATAATCAGAAGGAGGACTGCAGGCCATGAAGACACAATGGACAAAAGAGCAGGGCTCTGGGCAGCTGCCGGAACGCTTTGAGAAGATAAGCGCCGACACATACATCCAGCGCCGTAACATCGAGGAGGCTCCCGAGAAGGAAGACGTCACAGATCCCGGCTGGGAATGTGAGAGCCGTTTTATCTCTGAGGACGTCTACGAAGCACTTATGGAGGAGTACGACTCTCCTACTTATAAAACTCTGATCGAGCAGATGGAGCTCATGGATGACGCCAACGCTCAGCTCATGCTCAGCCAGACGAAGATCGAAGTAACCCAGGCAGATCAGGACGAGACTCTCGCCCTTATCTTAGAGAACACCATGAACGTAGAGGAGGAATAAAACCATGAGATCAAAATACTACAAGACAGTTAAGAGATACTACGACAAGGGCATCTATGACGAGAGCGATGTCGCTCTCTTCGTCCGCGCAGGTAAGATCACACCCGAAGAGTACGAGATGATCACCGGCGAGCCTTACGAAGAATAGGAGGGCGGACGATGAGCGATACTATAATCGTGGCCGCTATCTCCTTAGTCGGTACACTTTCCGGAACTTTTGGCGGGATCCTTACCGCGAACCATCTGACGGGATACCGCCTGGAGCAGCTCGAGAAGAAAGTCGAGAAGCATAACAACCTCATCGAGCGGGTCTATCGTCTGGAGGATAGAGATGAGCTCCTGGAGGAGCAGATCAAAGTCGCGAACCATAGGATCGAAGATCTGGAGAAAAAACAATGAGACGAAGAAGTAAAAAGAAGGTCGAGACATCAAAACTCCTCCTGATCGTCTCGGATGTGATGGCTGCGGTGGTGCTTGTAAGCGCCATCGTGGCTGTCTTTATTCTGAGAGATCCGACGCCGCTGGAGTATTTGATCCCTGCAGTCTTCGCCCTGGCGTCAGCTTCGCATGGCTTCTATTACTGGAAGGCAAAAGCGGAGAACCTTAACAAGTGGGGGCAAGGCTCTAAAATTGAAGATTTAAGAGAGGAGGAGACTGATCAATGGAATGGCTAATCAATAACTGGTATCTGATAGTTGCGGCCATCGCTGTAGTTATCGCGATCGTCGTAGCCGTTAAGAAGTTCTTAGGGCTTCCTACAGAACAGCAGCTTGATAACCTCAAAGAGTGGCTTAAGTGGGCCGTTACTCAGGCCGAGAAGGAGCTCGGAAGCGGTACGGGCCAGCTCAAGCTCAGAATGGTCTACGATATGGCCGTGGAAAAATTTCCCTGGCTTCTTAAGATCGTACCGTTCGAGGAGTTCTCTATGTGGGTAGACGAAGCCCTTATCTGGCTTAATAAGCAGCTCGAAAGTAACCAGGCTATTATCACGATGGTAAAAGGAGGCGAGTAATATGGCAAGCGCTGCACAAGTCGCGAACTTTATCGCGCAGATCGGTCCGCTCGTACAGAAGTATGCGAAGGCCAGAGGCTACAAGATAGCCAGCACGGTCATCGCCCAGGCTTGCTGTGAGTCCGCTTTCGGTACTTGCGCACTGAGCCCATACCATAATTATTTTGGTATGAAGTGCGGAAGCTCCTGGAAGGGCAAGAGCGTAAACATGGCCACAAAAGAGGAGTATACTCCGGGCACTCTTACAAATATCCGCGACAACTTCCGCGCTTATGACTCCATGGAGGCAGGCGTGGCCGGATATTATGACTTTATCAACTGGAGCAGATACGCGAACCTCAAGACGGCCACAACATACCGCCAGTATGCTGAGATGCTCAAAGCTGACGGCTATGCGACCAGCTCGAGCTACGTAAACACTCTCTGCACCATCGTAGAGCGTTACAACCTTACCGTGTGGGATAATTTTGAGGCGGTAGCTCCTCAGGTGACTCCCGCGCCTGCTGCCTCCGGGCCTACCTTTAAGGTCGGCAAGCTTTACACCCTCGGCGTAGAGCTTAACGTAAGAGAAGGCCCTGGAACGAACTGGCCAAAAAAGAAATGGAACCAGCTCACCACAGACGGCAAAAAGCACGACAAGGACAGAGATGGAGCTCTTGATCCCGGTACGAAAGTCACTTGTCTCGAGGTCAAGAAGGTAGGAGCTAATATCTGGATAAGGTGCCCTTCCGGATGGCTCGCTGCTTACTTTAACGGCAAGATCTACATCGAATGATCGCGCTGCTTGTTACCTTGCTGATCGGACTCCTCGGCACCGGGGCGATCGTGCTGGTAGGCGTTTATGCGATCTACTCCGCTGGGAAGTATATGCGGAGCGATAGAGATATGTAAAAGAATAGCCCGGCTCATCATTTTTGATGAGCCGGGCTTCTCTTTTTTATCCTGAGCCCCGATAGTCTCATGATAAAAAGGCGAGCTTTAGAGCGTAATAAAAAGCGTATCGCCGTCCCAGGTAGCCTCTTTTATGACTGATCTGGCGATCTCGTTCTTCTCCTCATCCGTAAAATTATCAAAGTCGGCCAAAAGTGCAGTTATCTCGGAGCGCTTATCTTCTGCGCTTTTTACGGCCTTCGCGTTCCGTCTTTTTTCCTGGCTGACCTTCGCCTCTTCCCTTTTTAGCTTCTGCAGATCTATATCCAGCTTCTCGATCTCGGCCACTATGTACTTGGCCGCAGCTGATCCGGAAGCTTCTCCCAGCGACTCAGTGAGTCGGTCTATCTTTTTCTCGAGTTTAGCTATCTGCTTCCTTATCTGATCGCCGGAGCTGGCGGTCTTTTTCTCCTGCTTAACGTATTTTTTGATCAGATCCGGATCGTGGTCTATCGCCTGGAAGATCTCCAGGACTTTATCATCCAGTAAGCTACATTTTATCTGTGACATATCGCACTCGCCGGCGCGCTCACGCTTATAACACTTATACCAGGACATCACGGAGCCGTCTACGTGCTTCCTTCTGGCCAGGCCCATAAGTCGGCCGCATTTACACCGGAGCACGCCCTTAAGCAGTGGCGTCCCGTGCTTAAGCGTCTGATCTATCTTTTTACGGCCGAAGTGTGACTGTATGGCCAGCCAAGTCTCGGCGCTGATCGTCGGCTCATGGTACCCGATCGAGATCCTCCACTCTTCCGGAGGAGCCTGGACGTGCTTCTTTTTGTGGTCCTTCCGGACTTCTTTAGTCCGGCCGTATACCATGACGCCGTGCTTACCGTCCCACAGCTCCCGCGGGCTTCCTTCGTCGATGATACAGCCCAGCTCATTATAGTAGTCGTAGATCTCCGGTGATGCGGGGCAGCAGTACGGAGATCTTAGGATCTGGTGGAGCTGCGTAGTGGATAAAAAGGATCCCCGGAGGGATCTTATACCCTGCTGCTTGCAATATGTCTCTAAGCCCTGCAGGCTCATATTATCGTTAAGGAGTAGATCTATGAGCTTATCCTTATAAGCTACTGCATCCGGATCCGGCACGATGGTCTTATGCTTCTTATCGCCCAGGCTGATCTCTTCTATCTTGTAACCGACCGGAGGCATACCGCCGCACCAAAAGCCTCGGCCTGCGAGGTGGTTCAGATTATCCCGGATCCTGAGGGAGTCGTTACCGATCTCCAGCCCGGAGAAGATCACGGCCAGGTACATCATAGCCTCGCCGATGGGCGTAGTGGTATCTATGCCGTCCTTGACCGTGACGAACTTGACGCCCTTCTCTTTTAGGAAAGTGTAGAAGGTGCAGAAGTCCATCATATCGGAGCAGACTCTGTCTATGCGGTAGATCACGACGCAGTCGATCAGGCCGTCAGCCACATCCGCGCGGAGCTGGTTCATGGCAGGGCGGTCTATATCACTTCTCACATAGCCATCATCCTCATAGGGCGTTATGCTGGTGATCTCGTCCGCCATCCTTTCGATATATTCCTGGCAGGCCTCCAGCTGCATCTTAACGGAGTCAGAGCTGTCAGTAAAATAAGATTTACGGGTATAAATTCCGAAGTTCATAGCGTTCTCCTTATTGTGAACACTACGAGCGCATGATATAATAGACGCGTGTAGGGCACTCGTGCAGTGTTCTCTATCCTGGCCCCGTCACTGTTCCAGCAGTGGCGGGACTTTTTTT